AACCCGCAAACCCGTCTTAGCACTGGTAGCCTGCAACAGTTTGTCGTGACTGCTGATCAAACCCTGACCAGCACCTCGGCTACTATTGCGTTTTCGCCGCCGATGTATACCGCTGGTAATGCGTTGGCTACGGTTGATGCGTTCCCGGCTGCGTCGGCTGCGCTGACGTTCTTGGGCACCGCGTCCACCACCTACCCGCAGAACTTGGTCTACGGAAAAAATGCAGTAACGCTCGCAACGGCTGACCTCTTGCTTCCGCAAGGGGTGGATATGGCTTCGCGTCAAGTGCATAACGGTATCTCGATGCGTATCGTGCGTCAGTACGATATCAACAACGACCGTATGCCTTGCCGTGTCGATGTGCTGTATGGCTACTCAGTCATTCGCCCAACGATGGCCTGCCGTATCTGGGGTTGATAAAACTGCTCCCGCCTAGCGCGGGGGCATCTTAATTTTTAGGAGAAACAATCATGGCACTTCCTTCAGTTGGTGGCGGCTATCAGTACACTGATGGCAATCTGAACGAGCAGGTAATGGAAACCCAAGCAGCGCCGCAAACGGCGACTGCAACCGCAACGCTGACCGTTGCTCAACTCACCGGCGGTCTTTTGGTGTGCGATCCGTCCACTTCGGCGGCGTCCTACACGATGCCTACTGCGGCGGCGATTGACGCCGTAATGACCAACATGAAAACCAATAGCTGTTTTCTGTTGAACGTGGTTAACCTGGGCACTTCGTCCGGAATTTTGACGTTCGTGGTTGGCACTGGCATCACTTCGGTTGGTAACCTTCTGGTTGCTATCACCGGCAGTGCGGCTGGCGTTGGTGGCGCGGCTCAGTTCCTGTTCCGCAAAACCGGCACCGCTGCGTATTCGGTGTATCGGATAGCTTAGTAATAACACCTCGCGGTGTAACAGCCGCGAGGTGGTTTTTAAGGAATATCATGGTCATCTACCTGCGGCATCCCCTTCACGGTAACAAGGTCGCAATAGCAGAGGCCGAGGCGGTATGCGATGAAAAGAACGGTTGGGAACGGTATACTGTAGAATCTACGGAACCGGAATCGGAACCCGTAAACGAATTGGCAAAACCTCGCGGCAGACCACGTAAGGAGCTTGCGGCATGACAACCACGGCTGGCGATCAGATCAATGGGGCGCTGCGGCTGATTGGTCAATTGGCCGAAGGTGAAACGCCATCGGCGGCGACTTCGCAGGACTCTCTGACCGCGATGAACCAGATGCTTGATAGCTGGTCATCTGAGCGTCTGTCCGTGTTCTCGACGCAAGACCAAGTGTTTAGCTGGCCGCCAGGTCTTAAAAGCCGCACGCTTGGCCCGACCGGTGACTTTGTGGGCAATCGTCCAGTGTTGCTGGATGATGCAACTTATTTCCGCGATCCGGCCAACAACATCAGCTTTGGCATCAAAATTATCAACCAGCAGCAGTATGACGGCATTGCGGTCAAAACGGTCACTTCGACTTATCCGCAGGTCATCTGGTTGAACATGGACATGCCCAACATGGACATGTACATCTATCCGGTGCCGACCAAGGTGCTGGAATGGCACTTTATTAGCGTCACTGAGCTGGTCGAACCGGCTACGCTGGCAACCTCGTTGATTATCCCGCCGGGTTACTTACGGGCTTTCCGGTTTAACTTGGCGTGCGAAATCGCTGCCGAGTTTGGTGTAGAGCCGCCGCCCTCGGTGCAGCGGATTGCTATGTCCAGCAAGCGCAACATCAAGCGCATCAATAATCCCGACGACGTAATGAGCCTGCCGTATAGCATTGTGGCGACTCGCCAGCGGTTCAACATTTACGCAGGAAATTACTAACATGGCTAATATCGCTATATCCGCATTACCCGTTGCCACTTCGCAAGCTGGCGCCGATGTGTTGCCGATCGTCCAGGCAACGACCAGCACGACCAAACAATTGTCGATCACCAATCTGTTCACCAGCCCGACGTTTGTTACGCCTGCACTCGGAACGGTTGCTAGTGGCGTTATTAGCGCCTGCACCAGCACCGGCATGGTGCTGACTACGCCAACCCTAACGTCACCCACCATGACCGCGCCGGTGCTTGGCACCGTTGCCAGCGGCAACATCAGTGCTTGCACCAGTACCTCGATGGTCATGGTGACGCCGGTATTGGGCACGCCGACCAGCGGCAATCTGTCGAATTGCACCAGCACCTCGATGGTGTTGACCACGCCGGTAATCGGCGCGGCAACCGGCACTAGTCTTACCGCTACCGGCACGATTGTATCCACCGGCACTGCGGGAGTAGGTTACGCAACAGGCGCAGGTGGAACGGTAACGCAGGGAACCAGCCGCACTACAGGCGTGACGTTGAACAAAACGTCAGGCGCAATAACCTTGTTTAGCGCGGCGGGATCAACGACGGCGGCAACCTTTACGGTGACCAACAGCACCGTGGTGGCAACGGATGTCATCATCGTAAACCAGAAATCCGGCACCGATCTTTACGACCTGATGATTACCGCAGTGGCCGCAGGTAGCTTTAATATCACGTTCCGCACGACAAGCGGCACTACTACAGAAACCCCCGTTTTCAATTTTGCGGTTATCAAAGCAGTTGCGGCGTAATTGAAAACACCAATATTAGGGTCTGCATATGTTGCCCGCAGCATCAATGCTGCGGACAACCGTTGCGTTAACCTATTTCCTGAGCTGATTCCTGAAGGCGGCAAAGAAGCGGCGTTCTTTAATCGAGCGCCGGGGCTTAAGTTCCAACAGACCGTTGGCACTGGCCCCATCCGCGCGCTTTGGGCACACCAGACCAACGGTGCGGACTTCTATGTTGTGTCGGGCAATGAAGTCTACAAATTGACCAGTTTGACGGGCACGCCGGTCAAACTTGGCAATGTGTCCGGCACCGGCCCCGTGTCAATTGCCGACAATGGCACGCAATTGTTTTTTGCGTGTAACCCCGACGGTTACATTTACAACGAAACCACAAATGTTTTTTCACAAATCACCGACCCTGACTTTCCGGGTGCCGTAACGGTTCAGTATCTTGACGGATACTTTGTATTCAACGAGCCAAATAGCCAACGGTTGTGGGTTACCAGCCTTTTGGACGGCACTGCGGTTGATCCGCTGGACTTTGCCAGCGCAGAAGGTTCGCCCGACGGTGTGGCGGCGGTGGCGGTTCAACACCGCGAATTGTGGGTGTTCGGCACCGACACTGTTGAGGTCTGGTATGACGCTGGCCTCGCCGCGTTTCCAATGGCACCGATACAAGGCGCGCTCAACGAGATCGGGTGCGCTGCAGCGTTCTCGGTTGCCAAATTGGACAACGCGTTGTTTTGGCTTGGTGCCGACGCCCGTGGTTACGGGATCGTCTACCGGAACAAAGGTTACAGCGGCGAGCGCATATCAACGCACGCCATCGAATATGCCATCCAGCAATACACCACCATATCGGATGCCGTGGGTTACACCTACCAGCAAGAAGGCCATGCCTTCTACGTGCTGAACTTTCCAACGGCCAATGCCACATGGGTATACGATGTGTCCACGCAAGCGTGGCATGAGCGTGCTGGCTTCTCCAACGGGGCGTTTACCCGTCATCGGTCAAACTGTCAGTGTAATTTCAATTACAACACCGTCATAGGCGATTATCAAAACGGCAATATTTACACGTTTGATTTGAACGTCTACGCCGACAATAGCGGTGTTCAGAAGTGGTTGCGGTCGTGGCGCGCGTTGCCGACCGGCCAGAATAATCTCAAACGCACCGCGCATCATTCGTTGCAATTGGACGCCGAAACAGGTGTTGGACTTAACGGTTACCCCGCATATGATGCACAAGATTTAACAACCGAAGTTAACGATGTAATCATAGCCGAGTTTGTGCAGGGTTATCTGACTACGCAAGCGGGTAATCAATTAGTTACTGAGGCCGGTGACGGTAATGAACCGCTAGTGACTCAAGTTCAGCCTTTGGAAGATTTTAATGGCTACGCTTTAGAAACTAACGCATATCCGGCCACCGCAGGATACGACCCGCAGGTCATGTTGCGTTGGTCAGACGACGGTGGTCACACCTGGTCAAACGAACATTGGAACTCGATGGGCAAGATCGGCACCTATGGCACCCGCACGATCTGGCGGCGGCTTGGCATGACGGAAAAGATTCGGGATCGAGTCTATGAAGTGTCGGGCACTGACCCGATTAAGATTGCCATCGTAGGTGCAGAACTGTTCATTACGCCGACGAATAGCTAATGGCTACTCTCGACATTACCAAAATCCCCGCGCCTCGGGTTGCGTTGATCGACGAAACCACGGGCTTAATGTCGCGGGAATGGTATCGGTTTTTCTACAATTTGTTTGTTTTAGCCGGCAGTGGCGGCAATCAAATTACGCTTGACGATTTGCAAGTTGGGCCACCAAGCCAGCAAGACTTTACCGAAATTATTCGGCAGGTCAATACCAACATCGCCCCGCAATACGAAGACCAATCGGGCGACTTTTTAGCCACGCTCGACACCGCGCAGCTCATGTCGATGATGGCGCGGTTTGAAAACCTTGAATCGGCTATCCAGGGGGCATACCTTGACCCCCCGTCAATACCTACCGATGGCGTCTATGTGCCATACACCAACGCCACGACAAACGTAGACCTTAACGCTAAAACACTGACAAATGTCAGCCATGTGGGCATAAACACTACCACGGTTCCTACAACGTTATTGCGCGCTTTTGGCGATAACAATACATCCTCGCGCATTTCTGTTCGTGGATATTCAAGCGACGCAAACAGTTCTTCAATGCGCGTAACTAAATTTAGGGGCACTTACGCAGCCCCACAAGCGCCTTTTAGCGGCGATAGCTTAGGCAAATTTGAACTAGCGGGATACGGCACCACTTCTTCGGACGGGTATGCACAAGCGTCTTTTGAAGGTGTTGCAACAGAAAATTGGGGCGCAACTGCTAGGGGTTCAAAGACACTGATTAAAGTTACGCCCAACACTACGACTACTCAAGTTATTGCGGTCACAATTGACCAGGATAAAAGCGTTACTTTTGCTACCACTGCCTCGGCCACAACTTTTATTGGGGCGCTGACCGGTATTGCTTCAGGAAATGTTTTGTCCGTTTCTGGTACTGCCCCCGTTGTATCGTCAGGCGGCACAACGCCCGCGATCTCGATGCCAAAAGCTACAACATCGGTTGACGGGTATTTGTCCTCAACGGATTGGACGACTTTTAACAGCAAGGGCAGCGGCACTGTGTCCAGCGTGTCTGTGGTGTCGGCTAACGGACTGGCTGGCACCGTAGCCACCGCGACAACAACCCCAGCGATTACGCTCTCGACGACTGTCACCGGCCTGTTGAAAGGCAACGGCACCGCAATCAGCGCAGCCACCAGCGGCACAGACTACGCCCCGGCGACCAGCGGCACGTCAATCCTGTATGGCAACGGTTCGGGCGGGTTCAGCAACGTCACGATCGGCACCGGCGTTTCGTTTGCCGCTGGCACGTTGTCAGCGACCGGATCGGGCGGCACCGTAACAAGCGTGACCGGCACTGCGCCGGTGGTCAGCTCGGGCGGCACTACGCCAGCGATCTCAATGGCCGCTGCGACAACAAGCGTGAATGGCTACCTAACCAGCACTGACTGGACAACCTTTAACAACAAAGGCAGCGGCACCGTTACCAGCGTAGCTGCGCTGACGCTTGGCACGACCGGCACTGACCTGTCCAGCACCGTGGCAACCGGCACAACCACGCCGGTTATCACGCTTCAAGTTCCGACTGCCTCTGCGTCTAATCGCGGCGCGTTGAGTGCTGCGGATTGGACGACCTTTAACAACAAGGGATCGGGATCGGTTACCAGCGTGGCGCAATCGTTTACCGGCGGTTTAATCTCGGTTGCTGGCTCACCGATCACCACATCCGGCACACTGGCCTTGACGGTTGCAGGCACCTCCGGCGGTGTTCCTTACTTTTCCAGTGCATCAACCTGGGCAACCTCAGCGGCGCTCGCGGCCAGTGCGCTGGTGGTCGGCGGCGGCGCGGGGGCAGCACCGGCGACTACCACAACTGGAACGGGCGTTGTTACCGCGCTTGGGGTTAATACCGGAACGGCTGGCGCGTTTGTGGTCAACGGCGGCGCGCTTGGCATACCGTCCAGCGGCACCGTCACCAACCTGACCGGCACCGCCAGTATCAACATTAATGGAACGGTTGGGGCTACAACGGCCAATACGGGTGCGTTCACTACGGTAACGGCAACCAGCATTAAGTTTGGTTCTGGCGCGGTTTTAAACTCATATGAGCAAGGCACCTGGACACCCGTAGTAACACCACAAGTCGGCGCAATCACAAGCTATACTGCCATTGGCCGGTATACAAAAATTGGCCGAATGGTTTACATATACTGTTCTGTTCAGATAACAAACGTCGGTACCGGCGCCGGAATTTTACTTGTTGCTGGATACCCATTCACTTCTGTAAACGCTGGGTACGATCAAGCCGCAATTGGATTGTGGCGAGAAGTTAATGCAACAGGCAATACCGGCGCAGCGGGTTTACCTATTAATGCCACCACTGGAACCGTTTTAACTGGTGCAACAGGTATAGCGACTGGATACGCTTTTGTGTGGAATTTAACGTATGAAGCAGCGTAGATAAAAGGATTTTAGTTATGAGCGTTAATCTATCGTTAATCGGCGGCGCGGGTTGGCAATTTTTTGATAATAACGGTGTGCCGTTATCTGGTGGCTTACTATATACATACGCCGCCGGAACCACTACGCCGCAAGCAACATATACTACAACGGCGGGAAATATCGCAAACGCCAATCCTATTGTTTTGGATTCCGCAGGCCGACCGCCTAACCAAATTTGGGTAACTAGCGGGATTGCATACAAATTTGTGCTCAAAACTTCAGCGTCTGTTTTGCTGATAACTGAGGACAACATTTTAAACAGTCTTGATTCATCCAGCGTGTTTTTTACTCAAGCAGGAACCGGCGCAGTAACGCGTAGCGCACAAGATAAGATGCGCGAAACCGTAACAACTGCTGATTTTGGCAACAACGTAATCACGGCTTTGGCGTCACTTAGCACCGCTGGCGGCACGCTGGTAATCAACACTGATGTTGTCGTGTCGGCCACGGTGAATTGGCCTGAAAATGTTTTAACCCGGGTAGAAAATAACGGGTCAATTACTATCAACAATGGCGTTTCACTTGGCTTGCTTGGGGATTTTGAGGCGGGGCTTTACAAAGTTTTTTACTATGTTGGAACGGGCGAAGTTAATTTTAGCTCATATAAATGCCCCGTATTGCATCCCGAATGGTGGGGCGCGCAAGCAGACAATTTACCCGCTTCATCAACAACAAATACCGCAGCGTTAGTTGCTTGCAATGCAGCAATACCTGACAGTAATGTGGCGCTACAGTTAGGTGCAATTATTCAGTTACCTCACGGAAGTATGTACATTGACAGCTGGTTGTTTACGGGCGGTGATCGTGTAGTGCGGGGGCATGGACAGTACGCAACAAGACTAATTGGCGTTGGTGCTGGTAACTACACCATGAAAATATTTAATTCTGGCAGGTGCAAATTTGAAGATTTTGGCATTGATGGTAATGGAGTCAAGTTACGAGCGTTAGAATTTTCCTGCACCATCGGAACATCGGTTGGTGGGCATAGTCTTAGCAACATGATATTTTCTGGCGCTACAACCGATGGCGTCTATATGTTTGGTGGCCCACCTGGAGTTTATGACATATCCAGCATTGCGTTTTATTCCTGCCAATTTATTTCTAGTGCCGCATCAAATTCACAAGTGTTTATGTCTGGCGATAACACAATTGCCATATCGTTTTATACTTCTTTGTTTTACGGTACTTCACCTTATGGAGTAGTCTGCAATGCAGCCGCTTCATTTTTTGACTGTAACTGGAGTAATAACTCTCAGTGGTCTATTACCACTAACGCAGGTCAAGTTAAATGTTATGGTTGCCACTCCGAAGGCACAGGAGGATTTTTATTTACCGATAGTGGTGATTTATCAAACCCTCTGTCTCAGCAAC